AGGTGCATATTGATCATTGTCTTCGGTTAGAGCTTTATTTTTGATATAGCTCTCAAATATTAAATTAATATCTGTTTTGTTTTTCATATTATTATTAAATATTATCTAGTAGCTACTAGAGTCTATGATACTTACCTTCAGCGTTTGGTGCATTAAGCGGCATTTCCATTATACCAACCCAAAACCCAGGTACTAACTCAACCTCCGCTGCATGCTTCTTAGCTGTTTCAAAATCAGTAAAAATACCATGTGTGTCAGTATCTTCGTGTTCTGCATTTGATTGGACGATATACACAACACCACCCTCACCATCTCTAGTTGGATCTTCCATTGGATCAGGTGCATATTGATCATTGTCTTCGGTTAGAGCTTTATTTTTGATATAGCTCTCAAATATTAAATTGATATCTGTTTTGTTTTTCATATTTTTAAATGTTAGTAAATGGTGATAATCTATCAAGATGTATGCCTAGATCAACTGCATCTATCTTCTGATCTGGTGCTTCAAGAGCATTAATGTCAGTCATAATGGCTTCGATCTCATTAAGAAGTGAGCTCAAGTATTCTACTGTTTCGGGATGATACTCCATAAACGCTTGTAGTTTCTCATAGACATTACTTTCATATTCCTCCGCGTCTTCTGTTGATACAGGACCGACGTCAGAAATGTACTCGACGCCGATCTCTTCACCATCGTCAATTGCAAACATATTAGAGCGTGCTAGATCAACGCCATCGAAATCAAGCACTCCTTGTAATTCACTGCCATCGGTAAGAGTAACATAAACTTTTTGGCCTCTTTGAAGAGAAGGAAAATCGTCACCTTCGGCATCTTCAAACGGGCCCTCAAAAAGATCGTTTTGCTCTCCAAATCTCTCATATGTTGCAACAGCATCCTCACCATACTTACTGATCAGCTCTGCCTTACTGACACCGTTACTAGCTTCAGCATCGAGTACATCGAACAGAAATGAGTCTGACTCATCCTGTGACTCTGGTAACCTGTCATACACCTTATTAAACATGGCATCAAAATCAGGCGCAATTTGCTTAGCCTTAGAGTAGCTCTCAAAAATTAAATCAATATCGGTCTTGTTATGCATCGGCTTATTAGTTAAATCTATACTTAGGATCATTTGCACCAGCAAGATAACCCTTGAGAATTTCACTTAAGGACATTACCTCCATAGCAACTCTAGCAATCTTCTTTGTTTCAGAATTACTGATACTATCGAAAATAGTATCTGGTTCTGCCGAGTTAAGAGTAGTTTGTATACTGTCGTCTGTGCCATTTAAGTAAGATGCAAATTCATCCATCTTAGAGATCCAGCTATTCAATTCATCATACATCTGCTTTTGCTGGTTATTCAAGGGGGAACCTGAAGCATTATCTGGTAGATCTGCGCCTAGCTCGTCAGATGTGATGTCACTAAGCTCAGCGTCTAAAGCCTCTGCGTCTGTTAACGCTGGATCTTCATCCTGCTCCCGGAGAACCCTAGTAAATCGGTTATAGTATTTATTTGCCATATTTATATTTATAGTCCAAAGCTTAAATATATACATGAAGCGCAGATTATTTGAAGACCAACAAAAACCAGATACTGACCGCCAAGTATCTGGCATAGGACCGGGTGCAAAAAATCCAGGTACCCCTGGTGGTATGACGACAGCAGACTATCTACAGCAGCGGAATGAAATACCGCCGACCATGAACGGAGTACCTTACCCGTTAGAGGCTATAGAAACTTCCATGGCAGATGTATTTGTCGACCTATCTAACCTATCTAAAATGCTCGATATAGCTAAGCTTAACCCTGTACTCTCTAAGAAAGTAAAGCACATTGATAGTCTAAATGAGTTACTCCAGAATATAGCAAAAAAGCTAGTGGATTTTGACGGTAAGTTAGCTATAATAAAGGGAGATGAGTAACCTATATAAATTATTTAGATCGTTAACTGTAACAGCATTAGTTAGCTTTATATTCGCTTCGATTTTTGCTGAGTACTTCTGGTCCGTGTTCGGTCTCACGACATTAGGACAGATTATTATATCATCATTTTTTTCACAAATATACAGTAATAGAGTTATCAGAGAGTTTGAAGATGTTAAAACTAATCAGATAAAGGAAGCTAATAGGAATGTTATTACTATAGCATGTCCTTGTGATGAGAGAACTGAACTAACCGTAGATTATAGATTTGATGAGGTAAATGTGGTTGAGTGTAGTAAGTGCAAGAAAAATATTAAATGCACTGCTGGTATAGGTACCGCCGTAACAACTGACCCGATATACTTTGAAAGATAATGAATAAGCTTGAAGAAATAACTACAGAAATTAGCCCAACAGCGTTCGAGCAGCTTAAATCAGAAAAAGCTCTAGACCGTGATGATATAATCGCTGGTATAGTATCAAGCATTAGCCGAGAATTAGGTGATGAAGTGCTACGTGGATGTGCTAAGCAAGGTAACGTTAAAAGCGACTCACTCGCGCTTATAAGGTCATTCCTACTTGAAGAGATTGATAATCTGAACTTAGCAAAAGATAGCGAAAATACAACGAGAATATCTAATGACAAGTTTAAGGATGGCCTTCGGAAGCAGCTTAATACTATTGTTTCCATATTAGAACTGTCAATTGAGAGAAAAGACATAAAGCACTTTATGGTAGGTGCTCTCCTTAAATCACTTTAAAAGAGGAACATCGATATAATTACGTATGAAGAAAAACAAAGTAATTAAAGGTAGAGGTAACGAAGTTCTGGCGGAAAACGATATAGATTATTTAGCTAGATTTGCATGCCTAATGGTTGGCGTGAATGTGGCGGCAGAAGCTGCAGAGAGGTTAGGTATGGATCCAGATAAGAATAATAAATGGATTAAGCCTATGGTCTTCCAGAAGTATATCGATGAGAGATATGAGGATATGAAGTTTAATATTAAAAGAGGAGTATTAGAAGGTAGAGAAGATGCAACATATTCCTGGTAGTACATTTCTCAATAATACAACTAGATACGGTAAGTTCTTTAAGAGAGGCACCCGTTACAAGTTGCTTAATATTAAACCTAGCAGAGGCGAAGACAAGAGCTTTATATATGTATTCGATGCTGGCGATGGTCGAAAGGAAATTACTTTTGCCTCAACGAAAGAGGCTGATGCGTTTTTATCGAACTTCGTTATCTAGTAATATTCACCATACACGTCTGTATCGTTTTCTGACATATCGAATACTTGCTCCTTACTAAATGAATCAACATCGTATTCATCGTAATTAACTTGCTTAGGCAGCGACTCTGGATTCTCACCACCTGATAGTCTACCAGCAAAAGAATCTTCGTAGATCTGATCATTACCGGAGAAGCCGACGCTTAGGGTATCATCACCCGGATGGTCCCCGACGAATAAAGGATCGTCCCCAACCGGATCACCTTGTTGCGTTACTAAGAACTCCGGCCCTATAGATGTAAAAGGTATACCAGGCTCGAAGCTGTAATCGTAACGTTTAGCTTTTACTAAGAACACGTAATGACCGGCCAGTGGATTTATTTGAGCGATATCCTCATCTAGCTTTTCTGTTATTTCAAAATACTTAGGCTGTCTACTGGATGGCCTATCTTCACCAAATTCAGAGAGTTGGAAGATGTCACCAGCTTTCGGCTCAATTATGTCATTCTGAGTACCCCATAACCCTTCGGCCGTTAAAGAGCTGAATGCAGCTTCGAAGGACTCAATATGTATAAAGCCTGTAACCTCATCATCACTAAGAAAGCCGAACTGACTTAAAGTTATAGCGTTATCGTTTAAGTTTATACCCATTACAAACTTAACAGGTGGCGCAAATCTCTTCGTAGGTTGCTCACCGTATAGATTATCAGCTGATAATGTATTGAAAGTATTTACATAGTAGGTAGTCTTGACACCAAACTGATTAATCAGCTCTCGCCACCAGTTATCAAATAGAATACGTTCACTTTCTTGGTTCGACTTATCAGTAAATCTCCAACATGTTTGATCATTCTGAACCAATCCAGGGAATGGGTTATTGTTATAATCGACGCTCATTTACTTTTTTAATACGAATGTGTTGTTTTGCGGATTGTAAGAGATAATAATACCAGTCTTACCCAGCTTTTGTTCCTTGTCCTTATGCGGCACGATACCGTATGTATCTCTAATATATTCTAAATCTTTATTATTACATACACATGTACCAGGATGTTCTTTTAATCTCTCGATATTTTGATTCTTTGCAAGGTCCTTCTTGTATGCATCAGGTACTAGGTTGAGTTTCTTTCTTCTATACGAGTGATGCGTATCTGTGAATCCATGACCTCTATGTCTTGGTCCACGATTGGAGAAGAAGGTAGCAAAGCTGTTCATATTTATATTTATACAAAAAAAAGCTGTAACCTAAGTTACAGCCTTTTTTAGTCTAAGTTTTTTTATTTGATATTAAGCGAATAGTGACTCACCAGGCTTATTAGCCTTAGTTGCGTGTACCTTATTTGATCCAGCAGCAATCTTAGTAGCGTCACCCTTCTTCTGATTTACAAGTGGCTCGCCAAGATCTTCATCTGCAACACCTTGTTGCTTCTTAACTTTAGCATCTGCTTTACCACCAGCTGTTTTACCAGTTACTGTAGATTTAACTCTATTTGATCCAGCACTAATCTTAGTTGGTTGACCACCCTTAAGATTTACAAGAGGATGACCATGGTCTTCAGCATCAACAGCTTCGTCCATTGTGTCATCTTCGTCTTCGTCTTCGTCCTCTTCCATCTCTTCGTAATCTTCTGCATCTGCATCTGCATCTTCGGATTCATCACCCATAGCAGCTTGGAGTAATTCGCAAAGGCCTTCAGCCATATCACGGTCGATTGTAATGGTAATGTCACCAGTATCTTCACCTTCAGCGGTATCTTCTACCTCATCCACTTCAATACCAAGAGCATCTAGCTCAGTATCATCGCCCATTACTTCTTCAAATAGTTTATCAAATGTTGACTTCATATTATTATTTATATCTACCTTGTACCTTTTTGCAAGCTTTTCGTCAAATTGTTCAGCAGAAAACTTACCTGGTGTATATAGGTTACCCTTCTTATCCTTCTTTTTCATCTTCTTCGGATCTATGGCTGGCTCGAAACCGTCGATCTCCGCGATGTCTGATGTCATCTTGTTTTGAATATCATGAGCTTGCTTACTATCGGCATCAACTGGACCAGGGCCTGCCTTAGTGCCGAAATTCTTAAGACCACCTTGCATGCATCCGGTGGCGGCAGCCTTTTTACGACTATCTTTTGACTCTTTAATTAGGGAGTCTTTATAGACATCCCAAATTTCAGTTAGATTTTTATGTTTTGACATGTAAATATTTAATAGATGGTTGACAAAAATAAACAGATATATATGAATAACCCTAATCTACCCAGTAAAGGGTCGGTTTTTGAATATTCACCAGTGCAGATTAAACAGCTTAAGAAGGCATCTAAGAACCTTCTATACTTTGCTGAGACTTTCTTTCACATCATCTCGCTCGATGACGGTAAGCAGAAAATTAAACTACACCCTGCTCAGAAACGAGCTCTGCGTAAGATGAGAGATAATAGGTTCTTTATATTACTGGCGTCGCGTCAGATAGGTAAGACTACAATGATGACGATTTATGCGTTATGGATAGCATGCTTTAATAGAGACCAGAAGATACTTGTTGTAGCAAACAAGGAAGGGACTGCTATTGAGATTATGCAGCGTATAAGAATGGCTTACGAGGAGCTCCCTAACTGGCTTAAACCTGGTGTTGAAGAGTACGGTAAGACTGCTGTGACATTTGCTAACGGTACTCGAATCGGTATATCTACTACGACAGGTACAGCTGCTCGTGGACAATCCGTAAACTGTCTCGTACTAGACGAGCTTGCCTTTATTGAACCTCACCTCGTCGACGAGTTCTGGAAATCAGTATATCCTATTATTTCATCATCTAAGAAGTCTAAGATCTTCGTTGCATCGACAGCTAATGGTACTGGTAACTTATTTCATAGATTATACGAGGCAGCAGATAAAGGCGAATCTAACTGGGCATGTGATAAGATTTTATGGAATGAAATTCCTGGTCGAGATGAAAAATGGAAAGACGATACAATCGCATCTATCGGTTCAATGGAAGCCTTTAACCAGGAGTTTAACTGCGAGTTCTTAGACTTAGGCGAGAGTTCATTGAATGAAGAGCAATATGCCCGTATGGTGGCAGGATGTGAAGATCCAAAATTTATATTTGAAGAGGGTAAATACCGGCTTTGGGAAGAGCCGATTAAGGATGGTATATATATAGCGAGTGTAGATACAGCCGAAGGGGTAGGTTCAGATAGTTCAGTTATACAGATCTTCGAATACTCTGATCTAACTAAGATCCGCCAAGTAGCTATATACTCCTCTAATACTATATCACCAGTTAACTTTACAGAGAAGGTTCACGAGATACTAAAACACTGGGGAAGTCCTCTGGCATGTATTGAAAGAAATAATTGCGGAGCTCAAGTCGTCGATAACTTAAAGAAGATCCATCAGTATGATAATATTGTATCATGGGGCGCATCTACAGCTGGTAGGGCGAAGAATCAATTAGGTATTGTTGCTCATACTAACACAAAGCAGAAGGGAGTTACAAATATGAGATACTGGCTCAACGATCTCGAAGCAGTTAACTTAAAAGATATACATACTGTAAAGGAGTTAAAGGACTTTGTAAGGTATCCAAATGGTACATGGGCAGCTAAAAAAGGTGCCGGTTATCATGATGATAAGGTAATGGCCATGTTATGGAACCTAATTATGTTAGATGATGAATTAGTAACTAGATATTTTGAGGTACTACAGACTGATAAAAATAACAAGCCTCTAAAGATTAAGCAATTCGACTTCGGGATTAAATATTTTATGAACCCAACCTCTATATATAGTGGTGAAGGTAGAGAGGATGGTTATAGTGATACAACGCCTATTATAATAGGCAATGCTCAAAATACTGACTCTGACCTGGATCAACTAATGGGGATGGGATGGACACCTTTATAATATGTCAGTACAGCAATCACAGTTAAATAAAA